TGATATAGAGATATTCGACTTTAACGATAAGGACGAATCTATAGTAAGTTGGGATGAGTGTGACCAATTGAAAGAGGATTATCCTGAACACTACTCTACATTAAATAGGGTACAAATCTCTAAGATAATTCAAATAGATAATATACTACAAGGGGTGGTAGATAATTATGATATGCCATTACGTATAGACGGTATGACATTAAACCCTCCAGTAGAAGAAATGAAGAAGATTAGTTTAAGGTTTTATGGGATGGCTGAGAGACGTAGAGACCCTTGCGGGCACAGACAAACGTTATTCAAATCTAAGTTTAAATGTAATAATATGTACCAAATATTCGGTAACGTAGATAAGAAATTCGTTGCTGACATTTACAGACAGGAAGGTTTAATGGAAACGTTATACCCACTAACAAGGTCGTGTGTGGGTTCGGCTCGATATACTCAATTCTTCGAAAAGGAATGCCATGATTGTTTCTGGTGTTACGAAAAGAAATGGGCATTCGATCTAGACCATCAAGCCCGTACAGGGAGTATATAAATGAACGAAATTATAGCAACATCTAATGACGAATTACCAGATCACCTTACTAAGGGTGGTCCTGGAGATAAATTTTTAGGGGGAGGAAGAGTAAACACGTCAGAGTGGTTCGTTAATAAAACCCTACAACGAAACCTAAAACAGATTCAGGTTGACAACGCTTCTTGGTATCCTGAAGGTTCTGATAAATTAGAACAACAAATAAAGGACGAAGAGATCTGGTTCTGCGGTGCACCATTTCAAATGCTGTACACTAGCGTTGGTGGTAGATTCGCACCGTGTTCTTGGGCGTGTGGAGAGGAATTCAATGTTAGTATACAGGATACTGACATTAACGACTTTTTCATAAACAACGAAGGTATGAACAAGCTCAGAACAGAGATGTTAACTCCAGGTTCTGACTTGACGTTCGCTAAAGAATCCTGTCAGGATTGCCTACGACAAGAGAAGATATACGGGAGATCGCGTAGACAGGCTTCTTTAAAGATTCAATCTAATAATGAGGAATTTTGGCCAAATATGCATAACGCGGTGAACCGTTTTAAAGTATCAGGTAAAGGTCATATAGAAGATAGAATCTTCGAAGTACAAATAAAAGCCTTTGGTAATGAATGCAACTTCGATTGCTATATGTGTTTCCCGTTCGACTCTACTGTAAGAATCAAATCAATGGATTCTGATATCATGGACGGTCAAAACGTGTGGGACGATTTCTCCTTAATGGGTGCGGATAAGAATAAAGTGGAAAGGGTTAGAGATAAACCTATTGAAGATATTATAGAACAGATAGTTAAAGTAGCCCCTTATATAAGACACCTTAAATTGATCGGTGGTGAACCTTTAGTTATGGCTAAATACTACCAGTTGATGGAAGCTGTTATAGCCACGGGTCACGGTCCAGAAATATCAATCAAATATCAAACGAACATGTCAGTATTAACATCAGGTAAATATGACATAAGAGACTACCTTAGTCACTTCCAGAGATTTGAATTCACGGTATCTCTGGACGGTATAGGTTCAGCTAATGATTACATCAGAAGAAGATCTAATTGGGAAAATATAGTCAATAACATCAAGGAAGTTAAGAAATACCCTAAAGTCACAGTATGTGTGAATGGCACTATCACCTTCCTAAGCGTTATGAGGTTCTACCAACTTATAGAATGGTTTGACGATAACATAGAGTTGTTCGATCAAATCAATTGGTCTAACATAAGACGCCCCGAGAAGTTATGCGCTAATGTATTACCTGATCAGTTAAAGAAAGAGCTTATATCTAAATACGAAGGATTCCCTGATATACAAAATGTATTAAAAGAATCTAATAACGGTGTTGGGCATCAAGACGCTATAGACTACCTATTGATGCAAGACAAACAATATAAAGACACTAAATGGGAATCAAAGCTATTTGATGTGTTCCCTGAACTTGAACAATACCACAACCAATCTGAAGGTTAATATGATGGATGATAAAAAATTAGCAGGGCACATGACTAAGGGTGGTCCTGGAGACAATTCCGCTCCTGGTAATGTCAACACTGAAGAGTGGTTTCAGGATTTATCCAATAAAACAAGGGATAATATAATACTGACAGAAGCTTCTGGTGAAAAGGCTTTAATTAACCAAGTGCTAGATAAGGATGTTTTCTTCTGTACTTGCCCGTTCACTCAGATATATTCTGAAATAGACGGGAAGTATCAGGCTTGCTGTTTCGGTGCTGGCGATGATAACCATACTATAACAAATACTTCGTTAAAGGAATGGATGATAGACAGTGATTACATGAATGATCTACGTACTGAGATGTTGGACCCCGAATCGGATCTAAAGACAGTAAATAAGAATTGTGCTCGGTGCGTGAGTGATGAGAATCTATACGGTCGGTCACGTAGAACTAACTGCCTTAAAATCCACACAAACAATTTCGAATTGTGGGACGATATAGAATCTTCTATCGAGAGAATTAAGGATACTGGTAAGTTTAGTTTTGATGAAAGAATAATTGAAGTCCAATTAAAGATCTTCGGTTCGGAATGTAATATAGATTGTTACATGTGTACCCATCAGAACTCAACAACCAGAATGAAGGGAGCGGATAAGGGTCTGTGGAATGATGAAATACACGGACACTTACCCAGCAACAAAGAGGAGTGGAAGTTAGTTATCTCAGACAAAACGCCTGGAGTACTTGATCAAGTAATCGAACTAGCCCCTTATATAAGAAGTATAAAGATCATCGGTGGTGAGCCACTGATCATGAAGAAGCACTACGAGTTGTTGGATATGTTAATAGAGGGTGACCACGCTAAGGACATCTATCTTAAATACCAAACAAACCTTACTAAAACTAAGAAAGGTAAGCACAACATATTCAAGTATCTACCACACTTCAGGAACGTAGCTATGGTTGCTTCCGTTGACGGGATCGGTCCTGTTATAGAATATATGCGTAGAAGAACAGAATGGAAAGACCTTGAATTCAATATCAATGAATGCGGTAAATATTCTAATGTTGTTGTAGACTTTAATGGTCTGATATCATTCCTCAGTGTGATGAGGTTTTACGAGGTAGTTGATTGGTGTAAAGAGAATCCAGTTATTGACCAATTAAATTGGGCTCATGTTGATTCACCTAAGCACCTAAGAGCTAATAACCTACCTAGAAAAATAAAAGACGCATTGATACCCAAGTATACCGAATGGCCTGATATTGTGGCTAGTCTTGAAATGGACGCAGACCCTGATATTGATATACAAAACATATTCGATTACCTTTTAAAGGTGGATAAGCATTACGAAGGCACTAAGTGGGAAACACATCTATTCGATGTATTCCCAGAGCTAGAAGAATTCTACGACCCTACTGCGAAGCGTAGTACAAAAAAGGCAGATCTATTTGCTGCTTGGGAAGCGGAACAAGAGGCGATGAGTGCTGCTTGGGAAGCGGAACAATTGATATGAGAAAGGAAAGGAAGGAACTGCTAGACAAGTTACTAAGTGATGATATTTGGTTCTGTCCGAAGGTTTTCAATAACATATACACGAACGTTTCTGGGGAGTATTTTGTTTGTTGTGTAGGTGCTAACCCCCCTAAACAACCTTTAGTGAATTATAAGAACACAACCCCTATAGAATGGTTCACTTCGGATAAGATGAATGCTATACGTAAGGATATGTTATCGGTGGATAATAATAAAAGTGAGCTAATCCAGGATCACTGCCGTTCTTGCATACAACAAGAGAAAGAGCATGGTGTTTCTGATAGAATTATGGAACAAAGGAACTTATACGACAGCCCTGAATCATTAGACCAAATACAAGACTTCATAGATAAAGGGAAATATGAATTCAAAAATCGGGTCTTAATTATGCAGATGAGAATATTCGGTAATACATGTAATTTAGATTGTTATATGTGTACCCCAGACAACTCGTCCATAAGATCAAGTGTATCGAAGAAACATAATTATGAAAAATTAATATCATTCGGTGAACCAAATTTGATCGCCACATCCAAAGGTAGTGCTGGTGACTACTCTATGAGAGACCTCGTTATATTATCCCCTTATGTAAGGTCTATCATATTGCAAGGTGGTGAACCTCTAGTGATGACCGAGCAGTATAAGTTTCTGGATAAGGTGATAGAGACTGGACAAGCTCACCACATCAATATAGAGATGAATAGTAACTTGGTCACGTTAAAGGCTGCAAATAAACACAATTTTTTAAATTATGTTAGGAAGTTCCATACTGTATATATAAGCGCCTCTATAGATGGTTATGGAATATATAATGATTATATAAGGAGGAGGTCTGATTGGGAAGGTATTGTTGATAACGTACGAACGTTAAGAAAGTATAATAATATAAAAATGCAGATATTCTCGACAGTAAGTCTATTAAGTATACTGAGGTTTGATGAATTACAGAATTGGGCGATGGAGGAGGGTTTAAATCTACAACCTTATATATTAACTATCCCTTCAGAATTACACATGAAAAACCTACCTGATGCGTTGAAAGAAGAACTATTGATAAGGCATGAAGGTGAAGAAAGTATAGTTAAGGCGTTGAGCTTACCTCGTGACGAGGAGGAGTATATTAAGGCCATCAAGTATATACAGAAGACGGACGAAGTGTATAGGGGAACAAAGCATCATGGAGAGCTGTTCGAGATCTTTCCAGAACTGAAAAGATAAAATAGGTGGTGTGAGCGACGGGGGTCGAACCCGCATCTTCTAGAATCACAATCTAGGGCACTAGCCAGTTATGCTACGCTCACCATCAAACTTGGAAGGGATAGGTGGAATCGAACCACCGCAAACTGAGTCAAAGTCAGTTGCACTACCATTATGCTACATCCCTAATATGGTACATCATCGAGGTTACGCTCCTCGCTCTCACGCTTTTCAGGCGTATGCTTTCACTAGATTAGCTTATGATGTATGGTAACCCATAGCGGATTCGAACCGCTGTTGTCAGGATGAAAACCTGGTGTCCTAACCTACTAGACGAATGGGTCATTAAACTTTAAACAGAAAAACTTGAACCACATCCGCACGTTGTAGTAGCGTTTGGGTTGGTCACGGTAAATTGTGAACCTTGTAAGCTTTCCTTATAATCAACTACACTTCCATAAAGGTACTGGATAGACATAGCATCTACTAACATTGTTACTTCGTTAGTATTTATTTGAGTATCATCTTCTGCGATGACATCATCAAAATTGAATCCATAAGAGAACCCAGAACAACCACCTCCAGTAACATACACCCTAAGACAAAGGTTATCATTATCCTCGTCTTCAAGTAGGGTTGCTACCTTTACTGCCGCGTCATTCGTAAATTCCATACAGATCCTAATAGCTCGTGGGCGTACGGAATTGAACCGCTAATCGTTCGAACAAACCCCACCAGAGGATAGCCCACGTTAAAGGTGACACATCAATACTCTTCCAGATTTTATTCGTTCTTGTGTAACTACTGGAATATTTATTGTTGCTGTACTCAACATAGCAAACATCGAATCTTGAGTTTTATCAAATTCTAATTTTGAACCATCAAATTCTGATTTAACGAACCAAGTTAAAAAATCTGAATTCGATTCAAATTCTAAAATATCTTCATCGTTATCATTAATAAAAACCACATGTCGTTTTATACTATATTTTTTATTTATATAGTGAATCAAACACGTAGGATTCATCACTTCATCTTTACTATATAGTTTTTCAAATGTCTCAGATTTCATAATTCATAATTCATCAAACTAGTTAAATATTGTGCGCATACTATGAAAATGGTGCAGAGTGAAGGAGTCGAACCTACTATGCGCTAGCGACGGATTTACAATCCGCTGTCCCACCGTGGAACCTACTCTGCAATATCTCGGTAGGATTCTCACCTACATGCATGGAAACACCATCAACCATACTAGGTTGGATTCCACTGCTTTAATTAAGCAACGAGATAAAATGGTACTCAGTGAAGGTAACGATCCTTCTTCTATCGCTTATCGAGCGAGTGCTCTACCTTTGAGCTAACCGAGCATAAAATGGTAGTTCCTATCCGAGTCGAACGGATGACCTTCTGCATGTAAGGCAGCTGCTCTACCAACTAAGCTAAGGAACTGTGGTAGTGTATGTTGGATTTGAACCAACGGTCTTCACCGTATGAAGGTGCTGCATTCAACCACTATGCTAATACACTATTACTACTATTTGGCCCCGCACCGCCATTTCAAAGCGACTTGATTATGACAGGTTTACTAGGTTTGTATTAACAGTTATCTGGTTAAGAAAACATATGTCAATACTTATCGGGCGATTTCGGATCAGGTTCTACCAGCCACCACAGCCAACGAATACCCTAACTTATCTACCCATCCCTATGCATTTACCCTCATAAATCATAACCAAGTGGTCATGCGAGTTAAACTTTGGTGGAGAAGCAGGGAATCGAACCCTGATCAAAGGCTTGCAAAGCCCATGTGTTACCGTTGTCACCACATCCCCAAATTAGGGGAGGTTTTGTCCAGTCCTCCATACTGGTTTGACAGTTTTTCTTATAACCCGATGGTGAGCGTTATAAGAAGGTCTGCCGTCCTTTTGGAGGAAGACTAGGGGATCGAACCCTAACGCCCGTAAGAGCTAACTGCTTTCAAAACAGCATCCGTCGCCAGCCATCGGATGGGTCTTCCTTTAAAATGGCGCTAATGATGGGTTTCGATCCCACTACCTGCGAATTGACAATCCGCTGCTCTCCCAATTGAGCTACATCAGCTTTACTAATTCGACCCTTAACAGTTGCTTCATCTGAGAAGATGGTTTATCGGTTCTACCAGCAACTTAATATTAAGTGAGTTGTCTCGGTTACTCTCACAAGGGTCAAAACTTGGCACTCTCAGAAGGAATCGAACCTTCGTAAGCTGGGGTCGAAACCC